CTGATGGCGAAAGATTTAAATATCCATTCAGACACTTAAACGGTGCAAGAGCAATGGCCCGACACGTAAGTGAAGGTGGAAACTTGTATGATGATTTTGGTAAGCACATTGTTGAAATGTCAACAGAATTAAACAAGCTACGTAAATTTAAAACTTACATGAACCGTTCAAGCGTAATGGCAGAAGGCTTAAAAGGTTACATGGAAGCAGTAGATGTAAGATTAGAAAACATCAAAACAGAAGTACTAAAGCTACAACGCAAAGCATATTATACAGAAACATTTGCAACCTTTGCTCCTGTAGTAAATGAAAATGTTCCAGAAGATGTTGCAGAAAATTGGATTGACCAATTAACTATTAGAACATTTAACGAAGAATTAAAAGATGTATTCCCTTACGTATATAGACTAGTAAGTGAAGTAACAACAGCAAAAGAATTATCGCCAGAAGATTTACTAGGCGAAGGTGGTGGGCGTGATATGGATTGTGCTCATTGTGATGGAACAGGCAAACATGGTGATAAAGACTGTAATGATTGTCAAGGCACAGGCGAAGCACAGGCAACTGCCGAAGCAGAAGTACAAACTCCAGAAATGGAATTTGAAAGACACATGGATTCAATCGTAGGAGAGAATGACAATGCATTAATTGATGGCGACGAGAGACAAATAGAAGCCGCGGTTAAAAAGATTAATGGCTTAATGTCTCAGCATTTTCCAGCTGGTATCAACGGCTCAAATGCTATCGAAAGCATGAAGGGCGTTATAGACGATCCGATGCTACTTGACATGTTTAAAAAAGTTGGCCAGAAAGACGCAGACACTTGCGTTAGACCACTTGTAATGAAATATCTTAAAGGAAAAAACCCAGCAGTTATGAATAAAATTGATACAGGTGATCTTGAAACAGAATCACAGTATACAAAGACAGTAGATAAAGATGACTACGATGCTAAACAAAAAGCATTGCAAGATCTTCAAATGGATCCAGAGACATCAAAAGATCCAGAATTATCCGCTGAAATAATTAAACGTAAAAAGGCATTACAAAAAGATGCTGACAAATACGAAGACGACGATACTATGGATGTCAAAATCAATAGTAAAGGACAGATGATGCACCCTGACACTCCGGACGATATGGACGGCGAAGAAGGTGATGATAGAACACCAGGACAGAAGTTAGAAGAGCTAGTTAAGAGTTATTATGACTACACAACTAACAACTTTCCAAAAGGCGAACAAGCGGTAATTACTGCTTGTGAAAAAGAATTTGGTGAAAACAGCGTACCAGTAGCTGAGAAGATGATAGGCAGACTAATGGCAGGACAAGATAACGAGATGGAAAGAATCAAATCGTTAGCAGGCATTAATAACTAAGAATCACTTTTTTGGCAACCCAACGGTTGACTTTACTAAATATCTGTAGTACACTATAATAGTGCTACTACACAAATAGGCACAGTGGAATATTCCACACAAAAGCACATAGGCTTAAAAACATATAGGAGGCATAACTATGGCAACTTTAGCAGAAATTAGAGCTAAACTCAAAGAGCAGGAATCACGCACAGGTGGTTCAAACAACTCAAGCGGCGGCGACAACGCAATTTACCCATTTTGGAACTTGAAAGAAGGAACGAACAGTACTGTCCGATTCTTACCCGATGGTGACGAAAATAATACATTTTTCTGGCAAGAACGTTTGATGATCAAACTTCCATTTGCTGGAATTAAAGGCGAGACAGATTCTCGTCCAGTACAGGTACAAGTACCTTGTATGGAAATGTATGGTGATACGTGTCCAGTACTTTCCGAAGTACGTGCTTGGTTCAAAGATCCAAAGCTAGAAGATATGGGTCGAAAGTATTGGAAGAAGCGTTCATACGTATTCCAAGGCTTTGTGACTGATAACGGTATTAGCGAGGATACAACTCCAGAAAACCCAATCAGACGTTTTATAATTGGCCCACAAATCTTCCAAATTATTAAGGGAGCATTAATGGATCCGGATATGAACGAGCTACCGACAGACTATACCGCAGGTGTAGACTTTAGGATTGCTAAAACATCCAAAGGCGGATATGCTGATTACTCAACATCAAACTGGTCTCGTAGAGAGCGTCCGTTAGATGAAGCAGAGTATAAGGCAATTGAAGACAATGGCTTGTATAACATGAGCGACTACCTTCCGAAGAAGCCGGACCCAGTAGCAGTTGAAGTTATCAAGAAAATGTTTGAAGCATCAGTTGATGGTGAAGCATACGACTTGGAAGCATTTGGTCAATACTTTAGACCAGCAGGCGTAAGAGCGGCAACAGGCGATCCTGTTAAAGCAACTACACCAAGTCCACAGTCTCAACATGCACCAGCAGTAGCACAAGCAACTGCACCGGTAGTGCCACAAGCACCAGCGGCGGTAACTGAAGCGGCAGGCGATGGTAACAAAGCGGAAGACATTCTTGCAATGATCCGTTCACGCCAAGGCTAGTTAAAAACTGAGTGGGTGTAGTAGAAATGCTACACCCTACTTGGAATAATCTGATAAGGAGATACAATGGCTAATAAAGCATTTGACGTTTCTAAGTTTCGTAAAAACTTAACTAAATCAATCACAGGCATGAGTAGTGGATTTAACGATCCAACTGATTGGATTAGTACAGGTAACTATGCCTTAAATTATCTTATTAGTGGCGACTTTCACAAAGGTGTTCCACTAGGTAAGGTTACTGTTTTTGCAGGAGAATCTGGTGCAGGTAAAAGTTATATCTGTGCAGGTAACATTGTAAAAGCGGCACAAGATCAAGGTATCTTTGTAGTCTTAATTGACTCAGAGAACGCACTTGATGAGAGTTGGCTTAAAGCTCTCGATGTTGATACATCAGAAGAGAAACTTCTTAAACTAAACATGTCAATGATTGATGACGTTGCTAAAACTATTAGTACGTTTATGATTGACTATAAAACAATGCCAGACGAAGAACGTCCTAAGATTTTGTTTGTAGTTGACAGTTTAGGTATGTTACTTACACCTACAGATGTTGATCAGTTTAACAAGGGTGACATGAAAGGTGATATGGGTCGTAAGCCTAAAGCACTAACTTCATTAGTCCGTAATACTGTTAACATGATTGGTAGTTGTAACGTAGGATTAGTTTGTACTAATCACACATACGCTTCACAGGATATGTTTGACCCAGACGACAAGATATCAGGTGGTCAAGGCTTTATCTATGCATCAAGTATTGTTGTTGCAATGAAGAAAATGAAGTTAAAAGAAGATCAAGACGGTAACAAGATAAGCGAAGTACGTGGTATTAGAGCTGGTTGTAAAGTAATGAAAACTCGTTATGCAAAACCGTTCGAAGGCGTACAAGTTAAAATTCCTTATGAAACAGGTATGAACCCATACAGTGGTTTAGTTGACTTGTTTGAGAAAAAAGGAATGCTTGTTAAAGACGGAAACAGACTAAGGTACACAGACTCTACAGGTGAAGAGATCAAAGAGTATCGTAAAGTGTGGGAAGCAGGCGGTGACGCTCTTGACACAATTATGGTAGACTTTGCCGCTAAACTTGCAAAGGCTAAAGAAAGTCCTGACGTTGATGAAGACGAAGTCGAAACCGATGTTGAAGATCAACCAAACGAATAACTATATTCGTATAACGTAAACTAAGGAGTATAAATTGGATTCAGGTTCAGATATTATCGAAGTGTGGCAAGTGTTTAAAGAGTACTTAGACAAGAAGCACATCGAAACAGTAGCAGAAAAATATGTTGATCTATGTGCTGACATTGGTAGTACCGACGAAGCGTTTAGAGATGCACTTGGCTCTGATGCTAACTTAGACAAAGCGATTGGTTACTATCTCGAAGAAGATGTCGACGTAGACGAAGACGAAGTGGAAGAATACTAATGGGATGGTATTCTGATATTGCTAGAGACATTAGCAACATTCCAAAAGCAATTGATCATTACGAGAATGAATTGATCCAGGCGCGAATGGAATGCAAAATTAAAGGTAATGTTGAAAGAGCCGCGGCAGAGATGCCGGGAATGGTTGAGCAACGATTCAATCAGTTACAAGAGCTCGAAGCAATATTAGAATACCTGAACATTGAATTACGTAGACTTCGAAGTAGCTTTTTTAGAAAATACTTAGAAAGCTATGCAAGAGCATTGTCAAGTCGTGATTGCGAAAAATACGTAGACGGCGAATCGGACGTTGTCGACTACGAAAAGATTATTAATGAGTTTGCACTTATGCGTAACAAGTGGTTAGGTGTTTGTAAAGCACTTGATCAAAAGCAATGGCAACTTACAAACATAGTTAAATTAAGAGTAGCTGGCATGGAAGATGCTAGTTTATAACAATAGGAAGAAAAATGAGTTACCAATTACCAGGTGAAAAGAAAATAATTGAAAAGTGGGATACGATACCCGCAACAGTCAACTTCGTTCTTCGTGAAGGTGATGAAGTTGGTGACGATGGTGGTTGTGCTATTGGCGGAACATGGGTTAACAAATCTAGTGCAGAGTTATTTGCAAATAAGAAAGTTGTTATCTTTGGACTTCCGGGTGCATTTACCCCAACATGTAGTTCAGAACAACTACCAACATACGAAAAAATGTATGACGAGTTTAAAGCACTAGGCGTGGACGAAGTCTATTGTGTAAGTGTTAACGATGCATTTGTAATGAATGCATGGGCTAAAGAACTAGGTTGTACCAAAGTTAAATTACTAGCAGACGGTAATGCAGACTTTACATTCGGCCTTGGCATGTTGTGCAATAAGAAGCATTTAGGTTTTGCTAACAGGTCATGGAGATATGCTATGTATATTGAGAACATGATTG